GCCGGACCAGCTCGCCATCGCCGTGGAGATCGACCGGTCGACCGGCCCCAACCGCCAGCGCCACGATTTCACCTGGGACGCGTCGACCTCCACCATCACTGCCCTGCCGGAGCCCGCCTGATGCCTTTCAATCGCCCGACCTTGAGCGACCTGATCGCCCGCATCCGCGGCGACATCGAAACGCGCCTGCCGGGCGCCGACAGCGCGCTGCGCCATTCCGTCCTGGACGTGCTCGCGCGCATGCATGCCGGCGCGGTTTCGGGTGCCTATGGCTATCTCGATTTCCTGGCCCGGCAGATCCTGCCCGACACGGCGGACGGCGAGTTCCTTGCCCGCCACGCCTCGATCTGGGGCATCCGCCGCAAGGCTGCGGTCGCGGCCACCGGCACGGCCACCGCCACCGGCGTCAACGGCACAGCTATCCCTGCGGGCACGCAGGCGGTGCGGATCGATGGTCAGGTCTACAAAATCACCGCTACGGCGACGATCGCTGGCGGGACGGCGGCCGTCGCGCTGGAGGCAGTGAATGCGGGGCCTGATGCCGATCTGACCATCGGCACGGTGCTGACCCTGTCGAGCGCTGTGGTGGGCGTCAACGCGGCGCTGACCGTGTCGGCGGCGGGCACGGCGGGAACGCTGGAAGAGGATGACGCCAGCCTGCTCGCCCGCCTGCTTGATCGTATTCGCACCCCGCCGCGCGGCGGATCGAGCAATGATTATCGCGCCTGGGCTCTGGCGCAGCCGGGCGTGACGCGGGCGTGGGTCTACCCTGGCTGGACTGGGGCGGGCACCGTCGGCGTCGCCTTCGTGATGGACCAGCGAGAGGACATCATCCCCCTTTCGGCCGATATCGAGGCGGTGCAGGCCGCTCTCGATGCCTTGCGCCCGGTGACGGCCGAGGTGGTGGTCTTTGCACCGACGCCCGCACCGGTCGATATCGTTCTGCGCGTCGCCCCGAACACGACTGCCGTGCGCGCCGCGATCGAGGCCGAGCTGGCGGACTTCTTCGCCCGCGACGCCGAGCCTGGCGGGACGATCTACCGCAGCCGCCTGTCCGAAACGATCAGCCTTGCTGCCGGCGAATTCAGCCACGCGCTGGAGCTGCCGGATGATGATTTCACGCCTGCGCCTGGCGAGATCCCGGCGCTCGGCACGGTGACCTTCGTATGAGCGGGGGCGTGTGATGGCTGAAGCGGCTCTCATCGCCCGGTCAGAGGCCGATTACGCGCGGCTGCTGCGCCAGCTGCTGCCGCGCGGCGCGGCCTGGGACTTTGCGCCGGGTGGCACCTTTGCGCGGCTGCTGGAGGCAATGGCGGCCGAGTTCGCCCGGATCGATGTTCGCGCGGTCGATATCATGGACGAGGCCGATCCGCGCACCGCGCTCGAAACCCTGATCGACTGGGAGCGCGTGGCGGGCCTCCCTGACGCATGCACCGGCCAGCCCGACAACGTCCGCGAGCGCCAGATCGCGCTGGTGCAGAAGCTCACCAGCATCGCCGGCCAGACGCCTGCCGACTTCATCGATCTGGCTGCGCTGATCGGCTTCGAGATCGACATCGAGGAGCACCGCCCGCTGCGCACCGGCTTCCGCGTTGGCGATCGATGCAAGGATCAGGCGTGGGCGTTTGCCTGGACGGTCATCGTGCAGCCGTTCGACGGCGCAGGCCGCCCGGTGCTTGCGATCGCGCACTTCAAGGTCGGCGATCCGGTCGGCACCCGCGTGCGCGGCTTCGGCTCGCTCGATCTGGAATGCGTCATCCGCCGCGCCGCGCCCGCCCACACCGCAGTCATCTTCGCCTACGTCATCGAGCGCGAGCCCGATTTCTGGATCGATTTCACCAGCTGAGGAGCAACCACCCATGCATCGCATCGATACGAGCGGGAACGTCGACAACCGCTTTCACCCCGGAAACCCTGCCACCGGCCAGCAGGCCACGCTGGTCGATCAGGACTGGCTGAATGCCGTGCAAGAGGAGATCGTCAACGTCATCCTGGCGGCCAACATCGATCTGGAGAAGGGCACCAACGATCAGCTCGCCGAGGCGATTGTCGCGCTGATCGCGGGCGTGGTGGGCGACGGCAGCGGCGCGGTTCCGACCACACGGCAGGTATCCGTGTCGGGCGGGTTGCTGACCGGGGGCGGGAACCTCGCGGCAGATCGCACCATCGGCCTCGCCGCAGCCAGCACCGGCGAGGTCGCCGCGCAGGTGCGCAACGATGTCGTGGTGACGCCGGCAGGCCTCGCCGGTCTGATCGGTTGGAGCACTGTCGGGGGGGCGATCATCGCCTCGATCGGGCCGGGCAAGATCGTCGCCTTCACCGCCACCGCGGGGGCCAACGGCTCGACAGTCGTCACCCTGCCGGTGACCTTCTCGGCCCCGTGCCGCGCGGTCTGCTCGGGCGGGATCAGCGACAGCAACGCCCAGGACAACCCGCCGCATATCAGCGGGACGGGCACAAACACGGTCTCGGTCTTCAATGCGATCGACACCAATATCCCGATCAACATCATCGCCATGGGAGTTTCGTAATGGGCATCTACTTCGACGCGCACCCCGAGGATGGCTCGGTGCGTTTCTATCACGACGCAATCGACGGGCCGCGCAAGCTCCCGACCTGGAAGAGCGAGGCCGAGCGCGCGGCGGGCAAGCGCCCTGTGATGATCGACAACCCGGCCACCCGCATCCCGGCCGGTGCGACCGAGATCTCGCGCGAGCGCTTCGAGGAGCTGATGGCCGCGCAGCGCTCCGGCCACACGATCGTCATGAACGCGTCCGGCAAACCGGTGAGCACACCGCGCGAGCGCAGCCCGCAAGAGCTGCAGGCCGCGCGCCGTCGCCAACGGGACCAGCTGCTCGCCGCGAGCGACTGGACCCAGCTGCCCGACAGCCCGCTCAGCAGCAGCGAGCGCGCCGCATGGGCCGAGTATCGCCAGCAACTGCGCGATCTCGACATGGACGGCGACAGCTGGCCCGAAGCGCCGGGAGGATCGAACTGATGGCGCGCCGCAAGCAGGAAGCCGCGCCCGCCCCGGCCGATGCCGCCGAGGCGACGCTGATGATGGGCGAGTTCGTGGCGATCGAGCGCGAGATCGCGCTGGAGAAGCTCGCCGCGGCTGCCGCGATCGACCGCATCACCGCCCAGCGCGACGCGCGCCTCGCCGAGCTGCAGGCGCAGGCCATGCCGCTCTTCGCCGGGCTGAAGGCGTGGTGGGAAGCGGGCGGCAAGGACGAGGTCGCCAAGGGCAAACGCTCGGCCGAGCTGGCGGGCGCGAAGATCGGCATCCGGCTCACCCCGCCGAAGGTGAAGTTCCAGCGCAAGGTGAAGGCCGAGGATGTCGTCGCCTGGCTGAAGGGCCTGCGCTGGACCCGGGCGAAGGACTTCCTGCGCACCAAGACCGAACTGGACCGGCAGGCGGTGATCAAGGCGGTCTCGGCCGACGAGGAGATCGGCGATCGCTTCGCCGCGCACCTTTACATCGAGCAGGCCGACGAGTTCTTCATCGACACCGGCCTCGACGAGGACGAGCTGAAGAAAGAACTGGCCGCCTCCTAAACGGGGGTGGTCGGGGCGCTAGGCGAGCGGATCGACGGCCGAGCCGCAATGGCGGCATTTGATGGCTTCAGCCCGGATCATCTCTGCGCAGTACGGGCACTTGCGCATTCGGCCAGCATCGACATCCGCTCGCTCGATAGCATGGACATCGGAGCTCATGAGAAGGGCGATGATGAGGCCAAGGGGGCCCAGTAGGAACCCCAGAGCGAAGCCGCCGCAACCGCTTCGACCTTTCTTATCGAGAATCAGGGCCGCCGCGACGCCCATGAATATCCAGATGATTAGGAACACTTCCATGGCTGCGTCCCAGCGATTGCGCCTTTTTCCTCGGTCACTTGGCTGGGCCGGAATGTCAAGCGTTGGAACGCGCGGGTTGACTTTCGGCCCGTTCAGGCAGAGAAGGGGCGCACGGGCTAGAAACCCACACAGAGCGGTTGGTGCGCCGAAGGCACTCTCCTCCGCAAGAAGACCAACTGAACCGACCTTGTGTCGGGAGTGCGCGAATACAACACCCTTCGGGGGAATAAGCGCGGCCGTCTCTGTCGGCTTTCTAGCTCCCGGCTCCCGGTGGCCTGCACCGGTCCTACTAGAAAGAGGACAGAGCTATGGAAGACATCTACGATAGATCGAAGTGGCCCCCGGCCGACCAAAACCCGCTGGTTCTCCTGCTTGAACGCGGAGATGAGTGGTACACCAATCGAGAGCTGGTCTTGGCTCTTGGCCTTACGCCCAACCGTGCCATGATCAGCACCGGCAACCCCACCTTCATCCGAGCCCTTGGAGAAGGTGACACGGCTGTCGTGAGCCGAGGTGGCTACGTCTATTCCGATGCGATCCGCGCCGCGTACAGCGGGCGAGGCAACAATCGGCTCTTCAGTCGCCGTGCGTTGGTCCTCGCCGCGATGAGGACTAATACCGTCAACGCCGCCGCTTTCCGCGACTGGCTTGCCACCTCGATCGCGGAGGACTTCGCCAATGGCTTACATCCACGCAATCAAGAGCGGGCCCTCTCATTTCGATATCGAGATCATCTCCTGTGCTATCAGCGGGGTTTCGGGCTCGTTGGGGCTTCTCGCTATGATCGCCAGCCGGGTCGATGATGATGAGATGGTCGTCGATCCGCGCGAGTTCAAATGCATGATGGAGACACTTCGAGGGGAATTGGTGCGGGCCCATCAGAAGCTTCAGGTCTTCGCCTGACTGCCATTACAAAAGAGCAAAGGCCCCGCTTCCAGCATTGGAAGCGGGGCCTTTTCATTTGCCAATGAGAGTGCTGCCAGACCCCTCTGGGATGCGTATAAAAGGGATCTCAAGGCCGACTCGAAACAAAGGTGCATCAATGGAGCCACTCGATCACGTGAAGATTCTGATTGATCGCGGCGAGATCACTGAGGCGCAATGGGGGATGTTCTACCTCGCTGACGAGTATCTCCGCGATGAGGCGTCGCCGGCCGGATCTGTGCGGATGCAATTCCGGGGCTTCGAGGTGACCGCGACGAAACTCGGCCTCGATGTCGGCTTTCCCGGAATCGTGTTCATCGAGGGGCTTGGGAAGAGCAAGGTCTACGCCGCGTGGGCGGAGCTGCTTTCGATCACCGTCGAGCGGGTTTAGTGCTCCAGCCAGTCTTGTCCGTTGCTCTGGACAAACCTGTCCCGCTACAGCGGTTCGCTGGCGCGAACGCA